ATCAACCAAACCAAAGTTAGTTGGCAAGAAAAACAAATAAGAACGGGAGACGGAAAAACTGAAACAAATTTTGTTCAGAGAAGAGATATCATGAACCAAAAAGACACAGGTCTTTTGGGTATCACAAGTATTGCCATTAAATTGAATACCGCAAACGTTCCAAACGTAAGTATTGAGATGGTTGACGTTCAAGGTAGGATACTATTTGAACAAGGGGAGAACTCACCGTATAGTGCGTTTATGCAAATGCCGTATCCTTTATTTACATTAACGATTAAGGGGTACTTTGGTAAGGCTGTCAGATATGAATTGATGTTGAAAGATTTTAACGCAAGGTTTGACTCATCAGACGGAAACTATAAGATAACAACAAACTATATCGCCAGAACCTATGCGTTACTTTCAGATATTCAAATACCCGCACTTTTCGCATTACCAAGGATGTATACAACCGAAAGTACAATATCTGAAAACAATACAAAAATACCAAGCACCGTTTTATCAAACGGAAGTCAGAATAGTTTAACACCACCGATTATTGTAAAAAGTAGTAGGGGGTATGATAAAATAAAAGAGACATATAGTGTGTATAAGAGTAAGGGGTTGATTGATGATAATTTTCCGGAATTAACAATGAATCAATTACTTATGAGACTCGATAACTTTGAAAAATATGTTATGGAGTTGTATGGAAAACAAGACATGACAGTATTGTTTGATATACAAGATTATAAAAAAACATTAGAAGAATATAGAAATTCTATTTATGGAGTTTTAAAAGGTAGTTGGTTTGTAAAATATGTTAGTAATACAAAAAGATATGTTTTAGATACCAACGAAAAACCATTGTTAAATGTTTTAAAAACTGAATTATCAAAACAAGAAAAAAGGGATGCTTTGGCTGAACTTGATAGTTTGATGTTAAAATACAACGACTTATTAAACAAAAACAAAACCTTTGGTGAAAATGGAAGTTGCACAATAGGTCAAGAGAAGATTACAGATTGTGCTTTAAGTGTTAAAATAAATAAGGGTTTTTTACTTAGAAAGTTAAGACAGGAAAACGAAATAGAGTATAGAGAATCATATAACGCAACATTTGGAAGAAGTCCAAACAAACAAGAGTTAGAAGAATTTACTGCAAAAGAAAAGGCGGCATTTGTTTTTGAAAAAGAAACACAAATAAATGCGGCCACTTTAGAATTAGAAGAAGATCCGGTGGTTAACTTGTTTTTGGAATATGGAACAAAATTATCTAAACCACCTTATAACGAAAAAACTTTTTTGGGTAAGTTGGGTAAAATAGAAGAACAATTTAATCAGAAAAGAAAATATATTGAAGATAGACTGGCGGAAGAACTTGCGGTTAAAATCAAATCGACAGACGTTGGACTTGGATTTAATCCGACAATAAAAAACATTGTTGCGATTATTTGTGCAAATTCAGACGCTTTTATGAGGTTAATGGATGATGTCCATAAAGAGGCTTGGGAACAGAGAGACAATCCGGTTAGATTAACTGCGATTATCGATTCACAAAAAGCATTTAATTTAGACAATAAAGAATCTATAGAATCAGTAACTACCGATGGTAAATTAAAAAACACTGCGGTGGTTTACCCTTGGCCACACTATTTGGAATTACAAAAAGATGAAAAAGGAAATGAGGAATATGTTGCGATGTATCCGGGAGATTCTACAGTATCGTCAAAAATACAGGGATACGATAGTACAATATGGCCTGAAATTAAATTTGTTGAAGAATATATAAAAGCGGCAGTTCAGACCGAGGCGGAAGTTTTGGACTTTAATTATCCAAACGAAGGAAATCAAATTTCATACCTTATGCCTTGTTCTATAGAATTTCCTTTTGTTAACACACCATATACAAACTTAAGTGAAGTTTCATATTACTATGAAATTTTTGAAAGGACATATTTAAACGCAACATACAGTAAATTTATTAGAAATAGTGACTACCAAAATGAGATATTCTCAACTTTGGGAGAGATGGAATTTTTGAATATAAAAGAGTCATCTGCAAAGTCACCTGAAATAGGTAAAAAATTAAAAGAAATATTATTTAGTTACGAAAGTTTTTTATCTTATTTAAATTCAATTTCTTATTCAGGTTCTTGGAATCTCTATGAGAGAGACGAATATGTTACCAACTACATAAAAGAATTGGTAACGTTAGATTATGGAATATATGATGTTGATTACATTTATTCATCGTCTGTAGATATAATAAATGGTGGTGAAGAAATAGAAAAACTAAAAAAATATCTAAATTCAAATAAATCCAATCAAGTTACATTTTTGGACACATATCCATTTACTAATTTGAATTGGGTTCAAAACAACTTGTCTTTAGGTAAGAACATAAACGATATTCAAGACGCTTACAACACAAAAGAAATACATACGATATTATCAACGAAAAAGTGTGTATCAACATTCGATGTTTCTGATGATGTTTTTAATGATAAAAAATATTTTACAAGTTACAATTGGAAAAACAACACCTCAGAATCGTCAAATCAAGTTCAAACAAATCTTCTTGAGGGTGGACAACAAATTGTTGACATCAACACACACGAATCCGCAAGAAAGTATTTTAACGATAGAAAATATACTGATTTGTATTTAACTGAGTCCTTTTTAAATTATGGTGACGAATATAACACAACGATAAATAATTTAACACCAACACAAACAACATCTTTATTAAACACACCGTTTTTTGTTAATGCAATATCGAAAGGAATTGAGAATAAGAAAGCATCCATAGAAGACCCCTATGTCGGGTTAGGATATCTATATTTAAACTCTTTACCCTTTGCAAATACAAGAGAATATTTAAAAACATTATCTTCAGGAGTTCTTAAAAATGAATCATATATTTTTGCGGCATTAAATAAATTCGCATCGATACATAGTCAACCATATCTTTGGTTGATTAAAATGGGTTCTATATGGCACAGATATAAAAAATATGAAACATCAGGTATCGATATCTTAGATGGTATATGGGAAGACTTTGATTATGTAAAAAACTATGACCCGATATCAAATGATATTGAAAAACCATATATCATAAAAAACCAAGAGGGTGAAGATATTAATTTTTATCACAAATTTAAAATCAATAACAATATAGTTATAAACCCAGAAAACCCAACAACGGTAAATGCCGAATATCTAACGATAAACGCGGGAGTTTATCCTAAAGTTATAAACGACATATACCATTACTTTACAAATAAAGATGTCTTTACCAACTATACAGATAATGAATTTAACAAGGCACAAAACGAAAGAAAGTTAAGAATATTTAAAAACAACAAAGGAAAAATATTTAAAACCATTGGACACGACGCGAATAATCCCAATAGAATATTAGGGTTCGATACGTGGTATGGATACTTTGAATTAAGTGGAAATACTGAATTTGAAGAATATGGAACAAATAATATATTGGTAATACCTTCTTTTGGTGACTTTAAATTCAATCAAATTAAATATGAATGTTTTAAAGAGACTGATGGAAACATGACTCTCGATGTTGAAAACAATACTTCAGTTTATAATGGTAGTGTCCGTTCGTTATGGGCATCACCAAACTTCGGATATTTTAATACCGAAAAAATAAATAAACCAAGACACGATGAGTACATAAAAAACATAAACCCTGAAACCGATAACTACCAACCATTTGATTTAACAAATAAACCATATTCATCTATTGAAGAAATATTTGGAATTTTTACAAAAGAGATATTGGATGAATTTGAAAAACACTTTTTAAATTTTTGTAAAGAACCCGATAAAATTAATCCTGATATATTGAATATAAATCAGGGAGACTTCGAACAATTTTTAAGAAATATAGAAGTTAGTGGGGGATTAGAAGCAGGAAATATAGGTGTGGAAGAAGTTGCCAAATTATTTTCAATTTTTAAAAATAATGGAAATTTTTATAAATCAGACGAAAAAGTAATTTATTATAAAGTTACTTTATTTGATATTATGAAGAAAATATTTATGGTTCCTGATGTTCCTAATACGGGGTCAACAGAAGAAATCGCAACGAAAATATCACAGTTACAAGTTAGAAACTTTTTAAATTATCAAATAGCACAATTATCCACACAAGCAATTTTAAAAATAGGTAATCCGGGTAAATTCAATAGAAAGGTATTTAATTCATTTTCTAATAACCCCTCAAGGAATCCTGTTGATAAACTTGACTTTGGTAAATATGTACCTCTTAGTGTACCAACAAATGAAAATCTAATTACTTTAGAACAAAGTATTGCTAATTACCCTAATGAATGGAAAGCACTTAAACAATATGTTGGTTTTTCGAATATAGAAGAGTTGAGATATAAAGATAATGGATCGTTTATAACGGACTTCTTTAGAGAGTTTGAAATTGAGTTTAGTGAAAGTAATATTAAAAACCTTCATCAACTCATAAAAATATTTGCAACAAGAAAACTTGAAAATCCGTCATATAATAAAACAAATTTTTATGAAGACTTAAATGGATTTTTAAATATTCAAGAAAATTTCCATAGAAATATCTTAAACGATACCGTAGTTAAATTAAATAGAAAGTTACCTGCGGTTAGTACGGTTGAAAATAGTGTTGGATTTAGTAGTGTTGATGGTAATTTACCAAAAATAGATGCTTGGGAAACATTTAGGTTAATGAACGATAAATGGATATCAGGACAAGACTTCCAAACCAGAACAATCTTTGAAGACTTTTTATTTTTAGATAGGGCAAATAGACCTGTCGGAGATAAAGTTGTTATTAATATTGAAGATTTAAGAATATTTTTAAGAGGGACAAACTCAACCCTTACTGTATATCAGTTGGTTGGTCATATACTCGAAAAGAATAATTTTACATTTATGCCAACACCGGTTTATGTTAATTTTTATGGTAGAAATGACAGAATAAAAGAAGGACAACCAGTACCACAAGATATTCCCAACGACTTATTTGGTACATTTATGGAAGTCGATACCAAAGACTCTAGACCGAGAATGTTGGCTATGTATATTGGAAAACCTTCTGAAAATTTAGATGATAGAAATTATCCTAATTCACGAAGACTTGATGATGCTTTTGATTTAACAAGAGCGTCGGATTGTCCGTTGATTGAAAATCAAATTGACAAAAAAGATTATTCAGAATCCAATAAGTGTGTAGGATTTAACGTGGACTTTGGAACAAGAAATCAAGGAATATTTCACGGAATATCTTTGGATATGAATCAGAATAAAAACATAGGACCAACATTCCAAGTTTTGGCTGACTTAGGTTCCATGAATTCACAACAAAAGGTTGCACAACAATCACAGTCTCTTTATAATTTCTATAAGAGTAAGAGTTATACCTGTCAAATTAGTTCTATGGGTAATGCGATGATACAACCAACAATGTACTTTAATTTAAGACACGTACCTATGTTTACTGGTCCTTATTTTATTACAAATGTTGAACACACAATAACACCCGGTGGGTTTGATACAAACTTTACGGGGGTTAGAATACCAAAATATTCACTACAGGCACCGGATAAATTGGTGATGAGTGTTAATAAAGAAATACTTAAAACATTTCAACAAAAACTCAATCAACAACAGGCGGACGAAAAGAAAAAACAAACAGAAAATCCCGAAAATCAGACATTACCACAGAGAACAAATAAATCTACAGACGACAGAAAGTGTCAAGATATTACAAAATATCCTGAAAAACCTTTTGTTGCGTATGCCGAAACCACAATATCGAAATCTCAAATTACAACATATCTTAACACAAACACAAACATCAATTCAAATATAAAGAAGTTTATTTATGGATTGGCCCTTATAGAAAACAAGACTTCGGGTGGAAATATAAAATGTGTTAACAATAATATTTTTAATATTAGAACAAACGACACAACATACATAAACAATAAAAAGAGATTTTTCTCTGGACAGGTTTGTATTGAAAATGGTGTAGACGGAACAGTACCTATGGCTTCTTTCTCATCTGCTAGTGACAGTGTAAATTATGTTGTTGACGAAGTTTCAGTACACGAACCAACAATATTAGAATTGATTACTAAATTAAATCAACAGAATCCATCTATAGATTCAACTGCGGATGCTTTTACACATCTGTGGGCGGCAATATGGAATAGAACCGTTGATGCGTCAACAGCACAAGGTATAATTAGTAATATTGGTACATTTAAAAATAGTGACGCATATAAAGAAGCCAAAAATAGATTCGATTATGCAATTAAAAATTATTAATTGAGAAAAAGGTTAATTAGTAGATATTTATAATAAAAAAATTATGGACATTAAAAACATATTAGATAATTATCTTAATAAGGATACAAAAATGGTTGAAAAAAATATGGGTAATGGATTTAAAGAAGTCTGTGATTTAGACACAGGAGATTGTTATACCGTTAGAATGAAAGATGGTTTAATAGAACGTGTTGATAACAGCAAACAAATTAATAGAACTTTGAAGGTTGAAACAAAAGAAGGGATAAAAACTTTATTGAACGGTTAATATTATGGAATTAGAAAAAAAATTATTAGAAGAAATTAAAAGATTTAATTTTATTAACACATATATTTCCGAACAGGAATTAAGTGCAGATGCCCTTACCCCCCCTCCACCACCCGGTGGTGATATGGAGGCACCTCCTCCACCCGGTGGTGATATGGCAGCCCCTCCTCCTCCACCCGCTGAAGGTGGTGCTGAGGCTATCCCTGAACCTGTTGATGTTGCTAACGACCCCGATGTTGAAGTGATTGGTGACGAAGGAAGTGAAGAAGGTGGTGGTGATGGTGGCGAAGATTCAGAAGAGTTGGATATCACACAATTAGTAGATACTCAAAAAAACATATCTGACAAACAAGATGAATATATGGAAAATCTATTTAGCAAAATGGACGATTTAGACCAAAAGTTAAATGCGATGAATAATATATTGGATAGGATAAACAATATTGAACAAAAGATAGAAAAATACAGAACCAAAACTCCTGAAGAAAAGTTACAATTAAGAAGTTTGGATAGTTATCCATTCAACCAAAAGTTATCAGATTTCTTTATGGATAAAAAATCTGATTTTGAAAAAACAGGAAAAGACGAGTATATCTTAACAAGTGACGATGTACAGAATTTCACGGACAGAGATATTAGAAATTCATTTGATGAACCATTTAACGACCAAGATAATTTTTAATACAAACTTTAATATAGTTAAAAATAATCCGGACTCTGTTCGGATTTTTTTTGCCTCATAATTTGACTTGAAGTTTTTATGTGTTATATTTTTATTGAGTATAAGATAAAATTTTAACACACAAAAAAACTAAAAAATTATGGGAAACGCGCTTGATGCAGTACTGGCACAGTACGAAAAAAACACATCACCAAAAGGTGGTGGAGATGGAATGTCTCAAGAAGAGAGACTTAAAAAGTATTATACTACTTATCTTCCAAAAGGGGCCAAATCTGGTCAATCTAGAATTCGAATCCTACCAACACCTGATGGGTCTTCACCTTTTAAGGAGGTATGGTTTCACGAAATTCAAATCGATGGAAAGTGGACTAAAATTTATGATCCAGGAAAAAATGATGGAGAACGTTCTCCATTGACCGAAGTTTATGAGGCATTGATGTCTACAGGTAAAGAGTCGGACAAGAAATTGGCGACACAATATAAACCAAGAAAATACTACATCGTTAAAGTTGTGGATCGAGACAATGAAGATGATGGTGTAAAATTCTGGAGGTTTAAAGATAACTATAAAAAAGAAGGTATCTTGGACAAGATTATTCCTATTTGGAGGTCCAAAGGAGATATCACCAATCCTGAAGAAGGACGGGACCTAATTATCGAACTCACCAAATCAAAAACAAATTCGGGTGTTGAGTATACCGTTGTTCAAACTATTATGTATGACGATCCCTCTCCTTTGAGTGAAGACAAAAACAAAACAAAAGAGTGGGTTGAAGATGAGATGACATGGTCTGATGTATATGCACAAAGACCAATTGAATATCTTGAAGCAATCGCTCGTGGGGAGACTCCTGTTTGGGACTCTGAGCTTAAAAAGTTTGTCTACGGAGACGACACAACTGAAGTCATCGGTGGAAAATCGGACAAAAAACCATCAAAGAAAGTTGTTAAAGATGACGACGATGATGATGAGGATGATGATCCACAAGGTGGTATGGAGGTAGATGAAGATCTGCCATTCTAAAAACCAAAACATATGATGGGGCAGAGAATTTCTGCCCCATCATTTTAATTATTAAAAAAGAGAAAATATGGCAATTAAGAAAAAAGATTTTGGACAGATAAAAAAGAAATTCTCATCATCTGCGAAATTTAAACCACAAAGGTTTTTTGATTTGGGTGAAGAGTTTTTGGACGCTGTTGGTGTGCCGGGTCCTGCTATTGGACACTTAAATATGTTCTTGGGTCACTCAGACACAGGTAAAACAACGGCATTGATTAAGGCTGCTGTGGATGCTCAGAAGAAAGGTATTTTACCTGTTTTTATTATAACCGAACAGAAGTGGTCGTTTGACCATGCGAAACTTATGGGTTTTGAATGTGAGGAAGTGGTCGATAAAGAAACCGGTGAGATGGATTGGGATGGGTTCTTTTTATTCAACAACAATTTTGAATACATTGAACAGATTACCGATTATATAAATGAATTGTTGGATGCTCAAGATAAGGGTGAGATTGAATATGATATGTTGTTTTTGTGGGACTCCGTGGGTTCTGTACCTTGCAAAATGACGTTTGAAGGTAAGGGTGGTAAACAACACAACGCCGCCGTATTGGCAGATAAAATTGGTATGGGAATTAACCAAAGGGTATCGGGGTCACGTAGATCTGATTACAAAAACGAGAATACCTTGGTTATTGTCAACCAACCGTGGGTTGAACTTCCTGATAATCCATTTGGTCAACCTAAAATTAAGGCCAAAGGTGGTGAGGCGATTTGGTTAAACTCTTCTTTGGTGTTTTTGTTTGGAAATCAAAAAGGTGCTGGTACAACTAAAATCAGTGCGGTTAAAGACAAGAGAAAAGTTAAATTCGCAACAAGAACAAAAATATCTGTTTTGAAAAACCATATTAACGGGTTGGGATATGAAGATGGTAAGATTCTCGTTACCGCTCATGGATTCTTGGCAGGTAAAGACCCCGCAGAAGAAAAGAATTCTATCGAAACATATAAGTCTGAACATTCAGAATATTGGAAAGATATTATCGGAACGGGTAGTGATTTTAAGTTAGAAGAAGAAGAAACTATAACACTATAACAAAGTGATTAAGACTTTATTGGTTGACGGAAATAACCTTTTTAAAATAGGTTATCACGGGGTACGTGAATATTATCATAAGGGAAATCACATTGGTGGTATCTACCACTTTGTGAATACTTTACGAAAGTTTATTTCCGATTACAACTATGATAAAGTAATTGTTTTTTGGGACGGAGATGATAACTCCGTTCAGAGAAAAAAGATATTTGCCGAGTATAAAGAAAATAGAAGATATAATCGACTTAATGATATTCAAAAACAATCGTTCGATTGGCAACTCAATAGAGTAAAAGAATACCTTGAGGAGATGTTTATTCGTCAAGTGGTAGTGGATGGTAACGAATCAGATGATATGATTGCCTACTACTGTCAAATATCCTTAGACGAACACAAAACTATTTTCTCGGCAGATAAAGACTTGACACAACTTATTTCTGAGAACGTTCAAGTTTATTCTCCGTCCCTAAAACAAATGATTAAATTAGGTGATAAGGTTAGATTAGAAGATATATCAATCCCACATCAAAATGTCGCAACATTTAAAATTATATCTGGTGATAAGTCAGATAATGTTGATGGTATCTATTATTTCGGTGAAAAGACCTTTTCAAAACTTTTTCCTGAGATACTTGATTCGGTAGTTTCTGTTGACGATATTTTAAAAAAAGGTGAAAAACTACACGAAAATGATAAAGACAATAAGGCTCTACAGAATTTGTTATCAGGAAAAACAAAGAGAGGTGTATATGGTGAAGAGTTTTATGTCATTAACAAAAAACTTGTAGACCTATCACAACCTTTGTTAACGGAAGAAGCAAAGGAACTTGTTGACCTCTATTATAAAGAGGATATAGACCCTGAGGGTAGAGGTTACAAGAACTTGATGAGGATGATGATGACTGATGGGGTATTTAAGTACTTACCTAAAACAGATGATGGATGGGTATACTTTTTAACACCTTTTATGAAGTTAACAAGAAAAGAAAAACGAAGATTTAAAAACGAAAAAACAAACCCTTAAAAACAAAAAAAATGACTAAAGAAAAAAGTGAGATTACGAAAGTTGAGATGTTGCTAACCCTTAACGACAATATCGTAGTACAACGATATTTTAATGTTAAGGATTATAACGAAATGGCTCGAAAGAGTACGGACTTTTATTATGTAATGTGTGACGTTCATCAGAAGATTGAAAAATCGATGAAAGACAAAACGTTGACATATATGATGGACAACATATATCAAATTATGGAAGACCCGATGATTCTTGAAACATCAAACACAGATGACGCTGAAAATTTCAATCTTTATATTAAAATTGGAGATGACATTTTGCATCATCGGATGTGGGATGGAAAGGTTTACCCACCAAAAGTTCGGTACACAGTTGACATTAGACCACATCTAAAGGGTATTTTGAGGTCAGTTACAGAAGTTTTATCTACTGACAAATTGTCATACAAATATATGGAATATAAACTAAGTTAAAAATATTTATAGTAAAACAAAACAACAATTATTATGTCAAACAATAAGAACTTTGGATACCTCGGAAACACGTTTCAAATTCAACTATTAAACAACATTATTGTTTATAAGAATTTCGCATCCTCTATTGTTGACGTAATTGAACCAAAATACTTTGATAATCAGTATTTTAAATTGATAATGCAAATTATCAAAGAATACTATATCAAGTACGAACACGCACCATCATTTAACACTTTAGAACAACTAATCAAGTCAGAAATAACATCACCTATGACACAAAAGATGGTTATTGATACATTAGAAGATGTACAAAAATCACCTTTGGAGGGAGAATCGTTTGTTCAGGAAAAGGCTTTGAAATTCTGTAAACAACAGGAACTTCAAAAAGTTATGGTTGAGGCTCAAAAAATAATCGATAAAGGTGATTTTGAGAGTTATGATCATTTGGAGGAAATGGTTAGAGAGGCTTTACAGGTTGGAGAAGTCGACGCAGGGACATCAGATGTTTTTTCTAATTTAGATGAAGTATTGGAAGAAGATTTTAGACATCCAATTCCTGTTGGAATACCCGGTATCGACAACTTACTTAAAGGTGGAATCGCTAAAGGAGAGTTGGGTGTTATATTGGCACCGACCGGAGTGGGTAAATCAACATTCCTAACCAAGATTTCAAATCACGCATTTAATCTTGGTTATAATGTACTTCAGATTTTCTTTGAAGATAATCCTAAAATTATCCAAAGAAAACATTTCACACTATGGACCGGAATCGCACCTGATTTCTTGTCTTTACATAAAGATAAAGTCATGGAAAAAGTCAGAGAAATTAGAGAAAACACACCAAACAAACTTGTCTTAAAAAAGTTACCTTCAGATACTTTGACTATGAATCAAATCAAGAATCAGATTCGTAAAATGATTGCTGAAGGAAATAAATTAGATATGGTTGTTTTGGACTACATCGATTGTGTTGTTCCTGATAAAAATTTAGGAGATGAATGGAAAAGTGAGGGTTCAGTTATGAGAGGTTTTGAGGCTATGTGTCACGAACTTAATTTGGTAGGTTGGACGGCGACTCAAGGAAATAGAAGTTCAATTTCATCTGATGTCGTAACAACAGACCAAATGGGTGGGTCGATTAAAAAGGCTCAGGTTGGTCACGTAATTATTTCAGTCGCAAAATCTTTACAACAAAAAGAGATGAATTTGGCAACAATAGCCATAACAAAATCTCGTATCGGTAAAGACGGTATTGTGTTTGAAAATTGTAAGTTTGATAATGAACTTTTAGTTATCGATACTGAACAAAGTGTAACACTATTAGGTCTTGAAGAACAAAAGGAAGTTAAAAACAAAGAAAGAATTCGAGAATTACTCGACAGAAAAACAAAAAAAACGTCAGAGATGACACAAATTTAATATAAAAATGGAAGAAAAAATTTTAGTTGAGAATCCCGGAAGATTTGTATTATTTCCAATACAACATCATGATATTTGGGAATATTATAAAAAAGCCGAAGCTAGTTTTTGGACGGCAGAGGAAATTGATTTGGCACAAGACTTAACGGATTGGTCAAATCTAAATGATGGTGAAAAACATTTCATTAAAAATGTTTTAGCGTTTTTCGCAGCATCAGATGGAATCGTAAATGAAAATCTCGCTGAGAACTTTGTAAATGAAGTACAATATACTGAAGCGAAATTTTTCTATGGATTTCAAATCATGATGGAAAACATTCATAGTGAAACATATTCACTTTTGATTGACACATACATCAAAGACAAAGAAGAACAAAAACATTTGTTCAACGCAATCGATACCATACCCGCGGTTAGAAAAAAAGCAGAGTGGGCATTGAGGTGGATTAAGTCACCATCTTTTGCTGAAAGACTTATCGCTTTTGCCGCTGTTGAGGGTATATTCTTTTCAGGGTCTTTTTGTTCAATCTTTTGGTTGAAGAAGAGAGGATTGATGCCCGGACTTAGTTTTTCAAACGAGTTGATTTCTCGTGATGAAGGACTTCACTGTGATTTTGCCGTACATCTACATAACAATCATATTCAAAATAAGGTAACACCCGAAAGAATCAAAGAAATTATTGGTTCCGCTCTTGAGATTGAGAAAGAGTTCATTACTGAGTCATTGCCTGTATCACTTATCGGTATGAATTCAGAATTGATGAGTCAATATCTTGAGTATGTTACAGATAGATTGTATTTTGATTTAGGTGTTGGTAAAGTATACAACACATCAAATCCATTTGATTTTATGCAAAATATTGCAATGGAAAATAAGACAAACTTTTTTGAGAAAAGAGTTGCTGAATATTCCAAGAGTGGAGTAGGTACGGAAGAAGAAAAAGAGTTTTCAATAGACGAGGATTTCTGATAAAAAAAAATTTTAATTATGGGAATGGAAGTATTAAAAAGAGATGGTAGTAGAGAACCTGTTAAGTTTGACAAAATTTCTGCACGTATTAAAAAGTCAACATGGGGTTTAAATACTGATTATGTTGATTATGTTGAAGTTTCTAAAAAAGTAATATCAGGACTTTACGATGGTGTTACAACTGAAGAGTTGGATAGACTTGCTTCAGAAACCGCAGCATCTATGATAACAATTCACCCTGACTATTCAATATTGGCGGCTAGACTTGCAATATCTTCTATGTATAAAAAGGTTAACAAACACTTTTCATATGTAGCGAAAAGTCTATATAACTATATTAACCCTAACACAGGAGAACCTGCCGGCATGATTTCAGACGAGACATATTCCGTCATTGAAAAACACGCCAAGGAACTTGACGCAATGATTGTTCATGACAGAGACTTTAACTTTGATTTTTTCGGGTACAAAACACTTGAGAGAGCTTACCTGTTAAAAATTAATGGTGAAGTGGCAGAAACACCACAACATATGTATATGAGAGTTTCTGTTGGTATTTGGGGTGATAACTTGGAGATGGTACAAAAAACATATGAGATGTTGTCCAATGGTGACTTTACACACGCAACACCAACACTATTTAACGCAGGAACAAAAAGACCACAACTTTCATCTTGTTTTCTATTAGATGTTGATGACGATTCAATAAAGGGTATTTACAAAACACTTTCTGATTGTGCATTGATTTCGCAATCGGCGGGTGGTATAGGTATAAACATTCACAAAATTCGTTCTAAGGGTTCGTATATTAAAGGAACAAACGGAACATCTAACGGAATTATTCCTATGCTTCGTGTCTTCAATGAAACTGCGAGATACGTAGATCAGGGTGGTGGAAAAAGAAAAGGTTCCATTGCCGTTTACTTGGAGCCATGGCATGCTGATATCTTTGAATTTCTTGATTTAAGAAAGAATCATGGTAAAGAAGAATTGAGGGCTCGTGATTTATTTTTGGCACTATGGACTCCTGACTTGTTTATGGAAAGAGTTAAAGCAGATGGACTTTGGTCTTTATTCTCACCAAACGAAGTTCCCGGACTTATCGACGCTTATGATACAAAGGAAGATAAGAAATTCACCGCTTTGTATGAGAAGTATGAAAAAGAAGGAAAGGCGATTAAAGTAATAAAGGCTAGAGAACTATGGGATAAAGTTTTAGATTCACAAATTGAGACAGGTACACCATATATGTTGTATAAGGACGCTGCGAATTCTAAATCTAACCAAAAGAACTTGGGAACTATTAAATCATCTAATTTGTGTACTGAGATTCTTGAATATACAGATAAAAAGGAAACTGCGGTCTGTAATTTAGCATCTATTGCGTTACCAAAAATGGTGGATATTCCAGGTGGAAAGGTTAGAAGTAGAAATAAAAAACTAAGAAGTTTTGACTTTGAAAAACTTTTTGAAGTTACATATCAAGCAACAGTCAATCTTAATAGAGTTATTGATATTAATTTCTATCCTACACCTGAAACGAAGAGGTCCAATTTTAGACACAGACCAATCGGGTTAGGGGTTCAGGGATTGGCAGACGCTTTTGCTATTTTGGGATTACCGTTTGAGTCTGAAGAAGCGATGAAGTTGAATAAAGATATTTTTGAAACTATCTATTTCGCAGCATTGACAGCATCTAAAGATTTGGCGAAAAGAGACGGTGCATATGAAACATTCCAAGGTTCACCTGCATCTGAAGGTATTTTACAGTATAATATGTGGGGATTAACTGAAGAGAATTTGTCAGGCCGTTGGGATTGGATTGGGTTGAAGAAAGAAATAAAGGAGTTTGGAATTAGAAATTCACTACTATTGGCACCAATGCCAACGGCTTCTACCGCACAAATTTTGGGTAATAACGAGTGTTTTGAACCATTCACAGCAAATCTATACAAAAGAAATACTCTTTCAGGAGAATTTGTTATGATAAACAAACATTTAGTCGAAGATCTAGAGACTATTGGATTATGGAACGATGATATTAGATTAAAGTTGTTTATGAATGAAGGGTCCGTTCAAGAAATTAATGAAATACCTCAAAATATAAGAGAAGTGTATAAGACTGTTTGGGAGATGAAAGGTAAAAACTTGATTGATATGGCAAGAGATAGAGGATACTTTATTGACCAATCTCAATCACTGAATCTTTTCATGAAGGATGTTACACATTCAAAACTTTCTTCAGCACACTTTTATGGTTGGAGTATTGGACTTAAAACAGGTATGTATTATTTAAGAACAAAGGCTAAGGCTTCGGCGTTAAAAGGGTTGGGTATCGACACATCACAATTAAGTAAAATTGAAAAAGTGGAGGAACCAAGAATTAAAAACGAAGTAAACTTTAATGTGAATATACCTCAAGACATGGTCGCTAAGGTTTGTTCAATAGACGACCCAAATTGTGAAACGTGTTCATCATAAAAAAAAATCCCTCAAATGAGGGATTTTTTTTATCATATATTTAAAAACGATAAATACTATATTTATATATATGTTATTAAATAAAACTTTTGGTATAAATTTTCCGTTTAGGGATAGTAGAAAAGGATACTATCTATCTATGTCTGAATCTCCTGATGAGGAGGTAAGAACAAATTTGTTGCATTTAATTTTCACTAAAAAAGGTTCAAGATATTATCTACCAGATTTTGGTACAAGAATTTATGATTTTATTTTTGAACCTATGGATAATATAACTTTTGAAAGTATAAAATCTGAAATAAGAGACGCGGTTGAAAGGTATATACCAAACTTAGAAATCAATGATATTAGTATTGAACCATATAAAAGAGAAGATATTAATTCTGCCTCTAGTTTAAAAACTTACGACACAGACCCTGGTGAATATAAAATGTTTGATATTTATAGACGTGCAGGACAAGGAACGGAAGATTATACTGCCAAAATAAAAATTGATTACACAATTAAAAACTCAACCTTTGGTACGAGGGATTTTGTTATTATTAATATTTAATATTTATGTCAAATAGAAGAATTTCATATACAGAAAGAGATTTTGAAGGCTTACGTCAAGACCTGATTAATTATACACAGCAATACTACCCTGACTTAATAGACAACTTTAATGACGCTTCCGTATTCTCCGTTTTATTGGATTTGAACGCTGCGGTTACAGATAATTTACATTATCATGTAGATAGAAGTATTCAAGAAACCGTATTACAATATGCACAACAAAAGTCATCAATATATAATATCGCAAGAACCTATGGTTTAAAAATACCGGGAAATAGACCCTCAGTTGCTTTAGTTGACATATCAATAACAGTACCCGCATTTGGTGATGCTGAGGACAGTAGATACTTGGGAATCTTAAGGGCGGGGTCTCAGTTCGTTGGTGCGGGACAATTCTTTGAAAATGTAAATGATATAGATTTTTCAACACAGTATAATAGTGAGGGATTTCCTAACAGAAAGAAAATACCAAACTTTGACTCAAACAATAAAGTTATAAATTATACAATCACAAAAAGAGAAGTGGTTGTAAATGGTATAACTAAAGTTTTTAAAAAAGTTGTAAATGCAAATGATGTTGTACCCTTTTTTGAATTCTTTTTACCTGAAAAGAATGTGTTGGAAATAACAACAATAATTCAAAAAGATGGTACGCAATATGCGAGTCCTCCAACCTATGATGAATTTATAACATCATCAGATAAGTGGTATGAAGTCGATGCTTTGGCAGAAAATAGAGTGTTTGTTGAAGATCCAACAAAACCTTCAGATAAACCAGGAATAAAAGTTGGTAGATATATTGAAACTGAAAATAGATTTATTAGTGAATATACTCCCGAAGGTTATTGTAGAATTATATTTGGAGGGGCAACAACAACACCCGACGATCAATTATCACAGTTTACTAGAACAGGTATACCTTTAACATTAGAAAATTATCAAAACAATATTGGATTAGGTAAAACAGTAAAACCAAACACAACATTATTTGTTCGTTACAGAATCGGAGGAGGAGTCTCCTCAAACATTGGTATAAACACAATTAATAGTTTTGGTACAATTAATTTTTCAGTAAATGGACCATCTAGTAATATCAATGAGAATGTTAAAAGAAGTTTAAGTTGTAATAATGTGACTGCCGCAATAGGTGGAGGTAACCTACCAACAACGGAAGAAGTTAGAAACATGGTATCTTTTAACTTCGCAGCACAGAAAAGAGCGGTTACTATAAATGATTATAACTCCTTGATTAGAACAATGCCGAGTAAGTACGGAGCACCTGCAAAAGCGGCAATAATTGAAGAGGACAATAAAATCAAAATTCAGATATTGTCTTATGATAATTTAGGAAAACTAACAACAACGGTATCAAATACACTAAAACAAAATATTGCAAATTATTTATCAAACTATAGAATGATAAATGATTATATTTCTGTTGAAAGCGCTAAGGTAATCGATTTAGAAATCGAGTTTTCAGTTGTTGTTGAATCATCAGAAAGTCAGGGGTTAATCATTACAAACATAGTTAATAGTGTGAATTCATATTTTTCACCATTAGTTAATAACTTAGGTAAAAATGTAAACGTTTCAGATATAAGAAGAATTGTTCAAGAAATACCTGGAGTTAATACTCTTAGCAGTATTAAAATATTCAACAAGGTCGGAGGACAATACTCATCAAATGAAACATCACAACCGTATTTAAATTCTGCGACAAAAGAAATATCATTAATTGATGATAATATATTTGCAGAACCAAATCAGATATATCAAATAAGATTTCCTGAAAGAGATATTAAAGTTAGAGTCAAAACTTTGAAAAGTGTTAACTTCTCATAACTTGAATATCAAGTAATTTATATACTTTTTTTTATTTAATTTTAAAATTAAGATAATAACTATTTATCTTAAAATAATACTTTATGCCCAAATCATACAGATTTAAAACAAATATTGGTGTCGATAGAGAAGTCAGACTTAATATAGAACAAGATTTTGATTTTTTAGAAATTTTATCTTTAAAATTAACACAAGAAGACCTTTATGAAAGATTTTGTGCAGACTATGGTGTGGTTGTCGGTCGAGTTGTTGCCAATGGTGGGTTAGGTGTACCAAACGCATTAATATCTATTTTTATTAAAATAACAAATGAGGATGCGGATAATCCCATAATATCAACACTATATCCATATAGAACGCCGGGTGATAAAAATGAAGATGGTTATAGATATAATTTACTTCCATATGAAAATGAATATTTAGGACACACAGCGACAGGAACTTTTCCAACAAGACAGGACATATTGACAAGAAGAGAAGTATTAGAGGTATATGAAAAATATTATAAATATACAGTAAGAACTAACGAATCTGGCGATTTTATGATTGTTGGAGTACCTACAGGTCCACAAAAAATAGTTATGGATTTAGACCTATCAAACATAGGTGAGTTTTCATTAAGACCTAGCGATTTGATAAGGATGGGTATGGGTGTACCTGAACAATTTAATGGTGAATTATTTAAATCGTCAGAGGATTTAGATTCACTACCACAAATAGTTCATGAAGTATTGGATATAAATGTTTCATCTTTTTGGGGTGAAGGGGAAGTATGTGATGTGGGTATCACTAGGGTGGATTTTGATTTAAGGAATTTTGGAATAGATATTCAACCTCACTCTGTGTTTATGGGGTCCATCTTATCTTCAAATGAAGATGATTATATAAAGGGAAATTGTAAACCAAAAAATGATACAGGTAAATTATGTGATTTAATTACAGGAATTGGAAAAATACTTTGTATAAGACAAACCATAAATTTAGACGCTGACGGATATCCTGTTTTAGAGGAGTATAAATTACCGGATGGTGGATATGTTATTGATGAAAATGGTGTTTGGTTGATAGAAATACCTATGAACCTAGAATATTTAATTACTGATGAGTTTGGAAATAGAATAGTATCAAACGACGCATCAAAAGGTATACCAACACAAGGTAAATATAGGTTTAAGATAGGTTGGGATGTTGAAGGTGGTTTGACTAACGAAATACAAAGGGCAAATTATTTGATACCAAACATAAAAGAACATGGATGGGTAAATGGAGTTGGTAGTGAATTAAACCAAATACCTGTCAATAGAAACTCTTCATATGCGTTCTCTTTAGATTGGTCAGAATATTATGATATCGATTCAGCAATAAAATGTGAAGATACATTTTATAATTTTTATTATAACAAGGTTTATACCGTCGCATCACATATCGATAGATTCAAGTGGGGTAGAGGAAGACAAAAACATATAGGAATCAAAGAGATAAATGATAAATCATGTCAATCAGAAAATAATAGATTTCCTGTAAATGATGCTCAAAGAAATGGTAATGTACTTATATTTTTATTTAATCTATTACTTACAATTTTAACACCAACATTTATTACGTTAATAGTATTATTACACGTATTGGCACTCATATATCCTGTAATTAGATTTATAATAAATTTTATAGTCGCAATAGTAAATGGATTTATTTTTGTAATATGTTTAGCGGTTGCGTTATTATCAAGAAGAATAGATAAAGAGGATTGTAAAGAAGCTTTAATAGAGAAACTTCCTAATGAAAATCCCTTTAAGAATATATCTTTACCTATGTTAACTTATCCTGATTGTGAGACCTGTGAATGTAGAATGGAGACGGTTGATAATAGTTCTGAAACTTCACAATCATTATTAGACAACATTTCAGAATTTACATCGTCTGGAGTTTTAATCGGTTCATCTGCCGGAGATACATATAAAAAATCATTGTGTTCTAGTAATTTTAACAATGAAGAGGCGGAGTTACTAACAGGACAATTGGTACATTCAGGATATGACCAAAGAACGGATGGTTATTATGAGGATATATGGGGTGGCAGTCCAGACGATCATTCAGAATGGTATAAATCGCCAGTTTATATGACATTTAATAATAATGAAGACCCTAACATATCTAATTTTTATGTGAATTCCAATCCGACATATTCACAAGGTTTAAACCTAATGAATAGAAGAAATCAATATTATGAAACAAATTTTCCTATGGCAATCACAACCACAGTACAAAATGATATTTTTGGTTTAGAGACATCGGATCCTATATATGATATGCCATTGGTTTTAATAATGGAGAACAGGTTAAGTGCTGGACAATTATTTACGTTAAATGACCCAAATAAAATAAACGACCCGAATTTAGGAAAAGAAGTTCCTACTAATTTTTCTACAACAGGATATGTTACAAAAACAATAAAAGGTGTAAAAAATGACCCTAGTGGTGATTTGGTTGTCGATTCAACCATAAAAATATATAATCCTAATGAAACCAAAATATACGATAAAACTGCAGGTGTAGAGTATTTCCAAGTAATAACTGCTTTTACATTTAATGAAATTATTAATCTTATTGATTTTAGTAAAACTTCAATACTTAGAAATATCGTAAATGGTTGGACACAACATTATGGATGTGATAATGGTCAAGCAAATAAAGAAGATCCTGATCAATCCGTAGTTGTCCCTGATGGTATTGAAGATTTTAAAAATTCATTTTATATAACAGTTGTTGTGAGAGGAGTTGATGTTTATACACCAAGACAACGTATAAAATATAATATTTCTAAACTTTTTGGAAGAAGTAATAATAATTGGTATGATTTTGATAATAATGTTACAGTTGAAGGTGATTATTACTTAAATATACCTATACAAAGAAATACTAATTATTCAGGTAGTACTCTTAAAACAAATGTTTGGAGACAAGATAATAGAACACCGGTACCACACCATCAGAGAAAATATAATGTGGATCACGATTTGTTATTTGTGCAATCTTATAATTCTAATTCTAGTGTGGATTTTACCAATAATAATGGAGGACCATATGATCTGATGGACTTACCTAATTTGTGGAATCCGTCTTTTACCCTAATGTTTCCTGAAGACGATTGGGTACAATTTAATACTAAAGCACCAAACAAATATGTTTCCGTCGATAAAAGTTTTACCCATGAAACCGAATTAAATCAACTTAATGAGTTATTTGAAGGAGGAGAAATAGACTTAGTAAATGTACAAACTAATCCGATTGCAAATTCATTTCAACAAAGAATTGAAGGATGTGGATTTCAATATTCAAAACAAAATGTAGATAATAGGGATATTGAAAACCCAAAGGACGTTATAACTTTTTCTAGTTTATATTTTGGTGCTAACCCACAACTATCAGACCCATATGGTGGAGACCAACCCGTAACAACGTTAAGTACAAGTACCAATTTAATTTTTAGAAGTGATAGAATACCATCTTCTGATTTTTGGGATGAACCTTCTGATATTGATACTGATGATATCTATTTTAGAAGGTATGGTTTACATCTAAACCTTAATTTTAAAATCTATGCAATTTCTGATGATGGTGAAATTGAAGTAATAGGTAATGACTTATCTTTTCAACCGACAGATAGTAGTGGAAATTATGAAGACTCTCAAGAAGATTCAGATGATTATGGGTCAGATTACTCATCATCAATACTCGAAAGTTTTTCTTGTGAAGGTATGGTACCATTAGATTGTTATGTTGGTTCTGGTGAAAGTTTTACAATAGAAGATCCTTGTGATATTCCAGGTGCGTTAATAGAAAGTAATGAACGATTAGTAAATGGTTGTTATAGATTTGTAATTAAAAAATTAATTTTAACAATACCAAGAGATATTGAAGCGTTTTTTGAATACAGAACGAGAATGAGGTTTATGTTTGCTGTTTGTCAGGGAATTATTGGTGAGATGTTTCAGAATAATTGGATAAATGGCACATTATATTATCCATCATTTCAGAAAAAAACTTTTTATGATTCAGACAATGAGGTATCTAGATACAAATATTGTGGTGACCCCCAACAACCCAATGACAATTTAAAATTCCAAGGACCTATATATTTTAATACTGACACAAACACTTTTTATTATAGGTCTACACCATATAACGACAACACAGACAAATTTTTGGGACAAGAATCTACTAGATATGACAGGTACAGAACGAATAAAAGAAATATATGGTTCCCAACTACTATTATGGATTTGGGACCAAAAAACAAATACTTAAAGGAGATTGTTTTATCTGATGTATTTGGTGAATATATCATGGACAAATTAAGAACCACATCATATGCGGACAATAGTAATTTGATTAATTTATTTATTATTAGTAGATTACAAAATTCTAATTTCTTAGAAGATTTACTTAATTTGGGTGATGCTTCGATATCAAAAATATTTTCTAGAGACGACCAAAGTTTCTTTGATTCGAGGATTGATGGTGACTTTGCTCAGATGGTCAGTATAAATTCTGAGATTGGAGTTACACCATTTTTGGAGGCTGATTATAGAAATGACCAAATTTATGTTGGAGATGAGACCTTTGGTATTTGGTTTGAATCTGATGTTATCTTAAGGAGAATCTTAACCAATGGTGTTACCACTTTTGGATTGTTACCTGACGGTCCTACAAATACTTTTGGATACGAAAAAACACAGTTGGTTCCATATTATATGTGGAAGGTAAACAATAACGGAGAGTTATTTGGTACCGATTTAAACACATGGACTACTGACGTTATTTATTCATCCAAATATCAGGGAGACGACTTTTTCTACAGTCCTGTAATTACACCTATAAAATATATGAAGCCGGACTCAGGTTACGGATTAGGGTATATTTATAATAGAAGTATTAACGATGAAACCTTTAGTGAGTACCCTGTCACAGATATTAACGATGAAAATTTCAAGGTTGGGTCTCCTTTCTATTTTTATTTTGGTTTGAAAAGAGGAAAAAGTGCATTAAATAGATTTGTTAAAAAGTATATAACAGTAGAAAGCGTATGAGTAATCAAAAGGAAGATCAGATAAGAATTGTTAGAGGTGAAGACCGGTTTGCTGGTTCCTCTAACGTTGATCTTAGTTTGCAGATTAATTTGGACGTTAACCAAAGAAATTATGTGGAGGGTGACAGAAGTGTGATATTAAATCTTCAAGAAAAATTTACACAAGAAAGGTTTGAAAATCAGACGTATAGAATTTCTGGAAAAATTGTCAACATTTTTGAAAACTCTATTTCTGCAAAAACGACTTATGAACCATTTAGAAATAATTTATATTATTTGGATGCTTTGGGTACGATAGAGAGTGGTTCAGAATGGAAGGGTTATCCACAATACGATGAGTTTTCTTTTTTTAGAACTACGGGAGTACCTGGACATGTGAACTTTGAACCTATAAGTGCATCATCATATAATTGGATGGTTTATGTAACGTATGCCGCCAAAAAAGATTATGACCAAAGTTTAACGATTAGATTTGAGGAAAACGATACGACATATACGAGAACATTCTCTGTTAAAGATGGGATACCTTATTACAATAAAACAATAAAAGTTAATGGAAAAAATCTAACATATTTCTATTGTGGTTTTAAACACAATTTAAAGGTTGGAAATTGGATAAGACTTAAAAATCCCATAAATGGAAAGACAGATTTTGAGGTTTATGGGTTGGGAGACTTGTCTTATGGTAACGAAGATAAAGTATTTTACATATACAATGTTGGATATATCGGTGGGTTTTTTGATTATGAAACTGGAAATTTTAAAAGGATAGGTAACATAAAAAATGTTAATGAAACCTTATCTGAATATTATGTCAGGGTACATAAAACTTTAACAGAAAATTCTGATAAGGAGATACATAAGATGGGTTTTGAGAACAGCATTTTTCCGAGCAAGAGGAAGTTGGAATATGCCTCGTTAACACCGAATAATGTTGAAAGGATTTCAGTAAAGGAGGGAACACAAACCACCGCATTTTCATTTAAAAAAGATATTGACATATCAAATCTGTTCGACCATTTGGGAAGACCTTTAATTAATTTATATGTTACGATTATAAACAAGGGTTATATGGGTTATTTTAATAAACCATCATTTAACTCTGGTTTACAAATAGGGTGGGACTTTAATTTTTTGTCAACACAAATAGACAATTGGTGGAACTTAAGTAATAATAAAAATGTGAGCGGCATACCGAATACATTTTATGAAAAAAGTGCAATAAAATTTTATTATAATCAAGATTTGGAGTTGGGTCATGAGATAAAGGGAGATATTTGTGAATTCAATTATTATGAACAAACCGAGGTTGTTTTATCAGAACATTATCACAAATATTCATTCAACTACAATGTGATAAACAACAATAGTCCGAATAGTTTGCCTGATGGATATGCTTATATTCCACATCATGAGATTAATATCAAAGCAACTTCTGACTATATTGAAATTGCGGATAAAGAGAAGGCTGATTTGATACCAGACTATGCATATTTTTCTGAATATGAAAATCAGTGGAGGTGGAGGGACATATATATCGATGGTTATATAGACAACAACAATATCGGACTTAACATTCCATTTATAAATGGTGCCCATTATCCGTTTAAAGATATTTTATTCTTACACAAACCAATTATACAGATGTCCAAAGTCTTTAATGACATAATTTTCTCACCAATAATTGACGATTGTGAATAAGTATAGATTTGGTATTAATCAAATTGATAGAAATATAAATATTCCTATTGAAATTGATTTTGATTTATCGGGAAAAGAAGATTTGATTACATCTTTTGAAAAAGACGTTATCGAAAGGGTTGCAAATCCCATTAAGGATTTCGAAGTTGTTAGATATAGACACGAAAAGTGGACAAATTTTGGAATTGTAAACACAAAGATAACGTATAACTTTTTGTTTTATGATAGATCTATTGATATTAGAGACACCACATCTGCAAATGTGGTGAACTGGGTTGCTGATTATGGATTTACAACCAATCCGAGTTCAGTAGATGAAAGTTTTACTGATTTAGAAATCTATTACAGTGCCAATTCATTTAGAAGAAGTTTTTTTAAACTCGATTTTTATGACACGTCAGATTCCGAAACACAAAAATTATATTTCACAGTAATTATTCCCACACAACAAGGGTTAACAGAAACGGTAGATATCGGAACAGAAGAAATTCCAAGAGAAGTGGAGATAAAAACACCCAAATTTGTTTTGGATATTGTTGGAGATAAAGAAGGGTATTTTATTTATTGGTTAAAAAAACCAGAAAAACTAAATATATCACCTTTTTATATGTCCGCGAAGTTTTTTAACGCAAAAACAGGACAATTTATTAGGATGTTAAATAAACCACAAGCAACCATACCTCAAAAATTTAGTTTCGATAAAAGCAAGTTTTTGTATTATAAAGTTTTTATGAATTACAATAACTATACATATGAGGTATTTAATCCAAATACAAATAAAAGAGAAGGAACTACAATCCCGATAAGATGGTATGAATATATTAATCCATAATGGAAGATAAGTTTTATGTTAGGATATCGCCAGAATCTATCACAAAAGAAATTTCATCTCAAATTTATGAGGGAATAACATTTGGGGTATACTCTGGTATGTCTCAATTTGTTAACGCAGAAACCACAGATTTTAATATACCTATAATACTAAATCAAACTTATGATGATTTGGGATTCTATACCGCGTTTGATGGGTTTGTTTTACAAAAAGATATTGTAAATAATTTTATTTTTGATGGAGATGAAGATAACCTTTATATGGTAAAGGTATATAATACGGCAGAACAACTCAAAACATTTTTAAAATTTGCAACATATCAGATAGATTGGGGGGACGGTGTTGTTGAAACATTTAATGAAGTATTTCCAAACTTTAAATCACATTCTTATGCTCCTGAATCTGCGTCTTATGTGATTAGATTAACACAAACAAATCCTTGGGGAACTTTAGACGTTAGAAAGAGGGTGTATTTCCCGTTTGTAGATATTGTTTTACCTGTAACTGAGGCGAGTTTTACTCTTCCCGATGGTACTGTATTGATATATGACGATTCCGTTAGTACGATTGAAAACCAACTCTCAAGTAACTTCACCACAACACCTATAACGATAACAGGATATAGTAAATCTCAATTAAACGAGTTAACACAATATGGTCCGAACAAATTTGTCGTAGGTAAAGACGTAAAAAAATATGGAGAAAGTTACGGTATTGTAAATGAAATCACCGAAACATATACGGCATATACTATAAACAATATTTTATATTATGATTATCCTGATGGTACAACAATATATATTGTTGAGTCTGAAGGATTTACAGAAGAGATGTTAGATGAAGAATACATAACCAAAGAAGAATTAATGATTGGGTTTGTATCGTCACCGGAAATTCAATCAGATATATTTATTGATAGAGGAAAATATTCAGGGTTGGAATCTTTACTAAGACTTGGTGAAGTGGACAATATTGGAGATTTAACTTTATATGGATATGGATATTTTAAAATAAATAAAATTTAAGACATGGCATTAGGAACATACGGAACAAAGAGACCTGCTGACGTTTCACCTGAAGACGTTGAGGTAATATTAAATTATACACCATCGAGAGATGCAAGTCCAAGTTCAATATTAAAAAAGTTGGATGCAAGGACAGTATTAACACCTTATTTTCACAGTTCTGAAACTGGTGGAAATCAAGGTATAGAGATTTTAGGTGGTTTATATAATTTAAAATTACCCGCTTCAGAATTTAGTGAAATCGGTATATATACCGTTTATGTTCGACCTGCACAAATAAGAACCACAATTTTAGATTGTGGTGTACTTTCATCACTACCAAATGTTAAAGGTATAATAATAGATTTGAATTCTGTTCCATCAGAATTTAGAAGTAGATTTATAAATCAAGGTTTGGTAGGATATAGAGTGGAATATCTAAACGAAGGAGGTGTTAAAATCCAAAACCTACATAGAATAGTAACTTCAACATTTTATTGTGAACCCGTAACATCTAATGTTACAAATTCATCTCAAAAATCTGTTCGTTACAGATATGTTGAATCGGGTAGTAATCTAATCTTTTGTACACTAACACCTGCGAGTGCTCCATCAAATAAACCAAACGCAACACCATTTATCGGTCAACCAAATCAAAGCATTATATTAACAAATACATATTTTAACCCTGTAAGTGTTGATGTTGAAATCGCAGAACACGATATCGACACCTTGGCTATTGCGTTGTACGGAAATCAAACCAAGAGTATTGAAGATGGTGTATACACCCTATACGACACACAACTTAATATCTACAAGCAATATAACCTATACGAAATTAGAGACGAATTTAACAATCTACTGTACGAAGTTAGAGAAAACAGAAATGATAATATCGATTTTAGTAAGAATTTTACTAACATAACACAGTAATGGCAGATAATAAATATAGATATCCACCCGCACCACCGAATGGTAGGGGTACATTTTCTGACAATTTGGTTGGTTTACAAGTTGTTCAGGGTGGAGGACTAACGCAAGGAAATTTTGAGTTTAGTACGAATTTAGTTGAAAGAATACAAAGAAACTTTGACACAGGAGTATTTTCTCAACCACTTTCTTTGACTGATATAAATTCAAAAAATATCGAAGAAAATAAGATATTATTTGAAAAAGAATTTAGAGTATATCCGAATTATGATATATCACAAATTACTAATTTTACACTATACGGGTCGATACAAAAAAGGATATCAACATCGGTAACGAAAATAGTTAATTATTTTCCGGCCGCTTTAGAAGTTGATAAAGATTATTATGACTATACAACAGGTAATACGGCATATGATATAACATATGATAATGTTGAAAACACAACAACATTTAAAATCAATGTCAGAAGATTAAAAAATCCTTTTGATATTGATTATAGTGTTAATGCTAGTAGAAACTTACAATTAAGACCAATACAGGTTAGTAATTATAGAAATTTAACTAACAATTATACAAAATATTCATTATATTTTTCAGATGTACTAACAGAATATAGAGTTTTGGATTTTGAACCATCAAGTAGTTTAGTTGATGGATATATTGAATTTACAGTTCAAGGAAAACCTTTTGGAAATGAAACTGAAACAACAACTAGTTTGGTGATAAAACCAAATGATGATGAAACTGAAAAAATATTCAAAGAAGCCTTCGATGAAGTTGAAGACTTTTTATTAAATAGAAAGGTAAGTCCCAAGTACTCTGCAGTTTTTCAAGTTATAAAAGAAACTGAAGATGGAAAATTATATAAAACCAACGAAAAGGTAGTTTGGTTAGTTAATAAACATTGGAATTTAGATATCACCACAAGTTCATTTGATAGATACTTAGAAAAGTTAAGTGAAATTGCTTTAGATATTGACGATTTTAGAACCGATTTAATATCGAGATTTTTAACGGCAGGAACCTTAAAAGATTTCGATACCCAAGAACAAAAATTTGAAAAAGTTTTACAAATTTATGGAAGAAGTTTTGATGAAACAAAAAAGTTTATAGATGCTTTATCAAACATGAATTCTGTAAACTATACAGTAAAGAATGATATTCCATCACAATTATTATCAAATTTAGCACAAACATTAGGATGGGATACCAATATCTCACCGATAAGTAATGAGAACTTTATCGCCAATTTAATTAAGGGGAACAAAGTATCCGCATATTCGGGACAATCTATAGGAAAAACACCAAACGAATTAAATCAACAATATTATAGAAATCTTATATTAAATTCTGCATATCTCTTCAAATCAAAAGGGACAAGACGTTCGATAGAAGCTCTTATGAATTTAATTGGGGCACCAAAAGCGTTAATTGAATTTAATGAAACTCTTTACCTTGCGGACGGGGTCATCAATATAAATGATTTTGATAGTGAATTTGCATTATTAAGTGGAGGAACAAAAGTTGAACAAACAGTAACCTTGGATCCAGATAACACATTTATGTTTATGGGTCAAGAATATAGTGGTTTTACAACGACCACATCCTTTTCTTTTACAGACACAGAAAGAGATGATTATCCGATAGACATAAATGGTTATCCAAAGAAACCTTTGGAAACGGATGATATGTTTTTCCAAAAAGGTTCAGGTTGGTACGAAACAACACCAGAACACAGGTCGATTGAAGTCGTTAATATAACAAACTCAGTTTTTACAGGACAAAATGTTAATATCCAAACTCAATTAGAAACAAAAAGTTTTGGTGAAAAGTATTTTAATAGATTTAGAAATTTCCCATATATGAAGATGGGGTATAATATTTCACGAGTTTATGACAACAAAAAATCTTGGGCAGATACAGAAACAGATTTAAGAACAAGCAAAAACGCAGGATACAACGCATATTATCAAGTAGATGACGAGAAGTTAGTATTGAACTCAAAAAATATTGAGTTGTCTTTAAATATGGGTCAAGGTATTTTATATGATATTTGGAATATGTCAAAGAAATATGACTACCCAATACCATCAACAGGGTTAACCTCACCATATCCATATCCTGAAGGAGCAGATTGGACGATAATAAACCCAAAACCAAAAGAAAAAACATTTTTTGAATTTGCTCAAACATTTTATCTCAATATGATTAATGTTAGAGACAGACTATTCATCGATGATGGTAAAGGAGGTGGATACCCAACACTACAATCACTTTATTGGAGATATATAAATTCTTTAGAAGAAAAAGGAATAGAATCGAACAAATATACATACCAAAAAATGATTGACTTCACCAACGGAATTGGTGATTACTGGATGAAACTTGTAGAACAGATGATACCAGCCACAACCTTATGGATGGGAGGTCAAAAATTTGAGAACAACGTTTTACAAAGACAAAAAATTTCATGGAAAAGACAAAGAGGATGTGTTAGTCCGTTAGATATTTGCATCCCATGTACGTATAACGGGTCACTATTCAACTATAATTGTGCCACCCATACATTGTCTTGTAATATATCACAAAGTCTTCAAACAGTACTAACAAATAGTATTGTAACATCAGTACAAGCAAGTGGATTTACATACAGCGATTGTGTTGTAAACGGAACAGTAAGTGAGTGGTATTTATTGGCATATTTAGATGGTGTAGAGTTACTTAATATAACCACACCATTTTATACAGGATTTGGTCCAAACGATTTCCCAAGTCAAACACAGTGGGTGAACGAAATAAATGCACAATTTCCTAATTTACAAAGTGAAGGTATTGGATATGAGTTCAATGGAAATAGTGTGACTATTTTTAATCTAACTTGTGATGATGACTTTGAAAATAAAACATTTAAAATAGGTGTGGGGGTTAATATATCAATACTTTGTGAAGAATGAAACTAAAAAATTACATATTTCAAGATTGTTATGACAAAAGAAATGTCTACGAATTAATTTTTAAATCTTGGGTAGGCAGTGCCGGTGGTGATGATGGATTAGATGTTGGTGAAATATGGGAGATTGAAGATTCTAATGGTAATGATATTGAGGGGTGTTATGAAATTATAGATGTTTTTGAAGGAGATGATTATGTAAAAACAACCACGAATAGATTTACTGGTGATACATTTACATTTATACAACATAGAAATTGTGATAATTGTTTAGAATTTTACACAATAGAAGAAGAAGTAAAAAAACCTGAAATATCATATAAAAGTAAACAAAATTCAGAAAGTTTACAAATTTCAGGAACAGACCCTTGTACTTTTAGTGTGTCAGCGGCCACACTTTCAAGTTGTAGTAGAACTGGTACAACAATTACGTTATATGGTATGCCTTCAGGTGGTCCATATCAGTTCACGGCTAGTAATGGATTAACAGGAACTTCTATATCAGGAGAAAGTATTAATATTAGTGGTTTTATTGCGGGAAGTTATAGTATAGTGATGACTGATACTTCAGGTACTTGTGCAGCAATAACTAAACCACTTACAATAAATAGTTTAAGACCACCGACATTAAGTGCTAATACAGTAACAATACCTGAATGTTTTGATTGTACAGAAACAGTATTACAATTAAATTATACAAATTTTATATCACCTTTAATAATAACAGTATATTCGGGTACATCCTCAAATCCAAATGTTCTTATATATACAACAGGAACTACAAATGAATCAACATATACTTTAACAGGAAATGAAGTTCCATTGTGTAATGGTAATTTTTATAAATTTATTGTTACGGATTCTTTTGGATGTACCGCTCAAGTTATCAGATCAATACCTTCTAATACTTCAGTTGCGAATAATTTCATAGCCACAGTAGTGGATTCAACATGTAATAAAGGTGATAGTATCAAAGTATCTGTATCCACAAATGGTGAAAATGTTACATATTTTGTTTCAGGAGAAACACAATTTTTAAGTGCAACAACAACAGTTACAAGTTATACGTTCACAGGG